GGTGATAATAACATCATCACGTCTGATGGTTCGGGAAGCTTTACTGCTAGTTCAAGTTTAGCTTCTTCTGTAGCAAGTGTGGGTGGACTTCAGAATACTCCTGTTTTTGAAGCATATTTAGGTTCAAATCAAACTGTTACTGGTTCAACTCATACTAAAATACAGTTAAATAACACTACAATTAATACAGGAAGTAATTTTGATACTTCTAATTATAAGTTCACTTGTACTGAAGCAGGAACATATTTTTTTATCGGCAATCTTCGTGCTAATTCAAGTAGCTCTTATCAATTGGCTACAAATGTACCTAGTATTTATAAAAATGGTACACAAATAAGACAATCTTATAACCATATGAATAGTTCTGATGCACCTTCTAATGTAGAATCTAAAACTGTTCATACTGTAGTTAGTTTATCTGTAAATGACTATATAGAGTTTTATGCATACATAGGAACATACGCAGGAACACCAACTGTTAATGCAACCGATACATATTTTCAAGGATTTAAATTAATAGGAGCATAGACCATGGCACTTAATACATTACCCAACGCAGGATTAACGAATAGAGGTTATCCAAGCGATCGCCTCGTAACTCCTATCATTATCAACGGAGATATGTCCGTGACTCAGAGAGGTACTTCTTTTTCTTTTAGTTCAAGCAGTGGATTTACAGTAGATAGATTTGACTTTGAACGAACAAGTGGAGCTACTGGAGATTGCACCATTACTCAAGAGTCAGATGCACCTAGTAATACTGGTTTAGTTAAATCTGTAAAAATAGCCGTAGATACAGCAGAAACACCAACAGGAGGCGGCAATTGTCTCTTTCAACAGAAACTTGAAGGATTTAATGTAGCACCTCTAGAACATGGACAATCAAATCCACCAAGTGCAACATTAAGTTTTTGGGTGAAATCTAATAAAACGGGAACATATAGTGTTCAAATTAAAGCAGAAGGAAGCACGGGTCGTTATGTTTTATTTGATTATACAATTTCTTCAGCAAACACATGGGAAAAGAAAATAATAACATGGGTAGGAGATACAAGTGTTGCTCTAGACTATGACAGTTCTAGAAGATTGAGAGTCATTTGGCATCTTGCAAGTGGACCTAATGATAAAGTAAGTCCAACAAGTTCATGGGCGACAAGCAGTATATTTCAAATGTCATCAAATGCAGTAAACTTTTTTGATGATGCATCTAATGAAATTTATTTTACAGGAGTACAACTCGAAGTAGGTGAGTTTGATTCTACATCCATACCTAGTTTTCCTTTTGAGAGTTATGAGAATAATTTACAAAAATGTTTTAGATATTGTCAAAAAAATCCACAAAAAGACACATCAGGTAATTATGGAATTATAGCACAAGGAATGGCTGATGGTTCTACTTTAGCTCTTTGTAATATAAATCCTCTACCTGTGGAAATGAGAACTACTGCAAGTCTATCAAGTAGTGGTAGTTTTAGAGCACATAAACCAGGGGGTGCTTCAAGTGTTTCTAGTATAGCAATAAATTCAGACCATGTCAGTTCATCGACTTTTGCAATAAGAGTTACTACAAGTGGTATTACTGCTGGTAACGGTATTTTCTTAGAACAAAATAATGATGCAGATGCTCATATAATATTGGATGCGGAGTTATAATGATTAATACAGTAGAAAAAATATATTCAGAAAATAGTTTTAGTTATAAAGTAATTTACACAGATGGAACAAAATGGTCTGTACCTCACGACACAGACAACAGACACTACCAAGAGATCCTTGAGTGGGTTGCAAATGGTGGTACAATAACTGATCCAGGAGCGTAACCATGTTATTTGGTTTTGACGCTTTTGCATCGTCACCGTTTTCCGCACAAACAAATTTAAACAAAGTTTTTGTATCGGGTAATGCCGTTACAGGTGCGATTGGTAATGTTACACCCGTCGGTAAAGGTAAGGTTATCCTTACAGGTAATGCTGTTACCGCTTCTGTTGGTACAGTCATTCCAACAGATTTTGCTTTTGTAGACGTCACCACGAACCTCGTCACAACAGCCACTGGCACGGTTACCATTATTGGTAAAGCCAATTTCTCGGTTACCGGAAATGCTGTTACAAGTGCGGTTGGGGACGCTACACCAAAAGCAGGAGCACGTGTTGTTCTATCTACAGCAGGTGTTGGAACTTCTGCTATGTCTTTCAATGGTGCTACTATCATTGGTAAGGCTGTGGTTCTACCAACAACAAACCTTGTAACAGGCGCTACAACTGCAGCTGGTGTCATTACTTGGAACCCAATTGACCCTGGAGCTGCACAAGATTGGACAGAAATCAATCTGGGAGCAAGTCAAACATGGACAAACGTCGAAACATAATATAAATTTGGAGGCAATATGGCATCAAGTTATTCAACATCACAAAAATTTGAACTCATCGCAACAGGTGAAAAAGCAGGTCTTTGGGGAACTGTTACTAATACTAATTTACAACTAGTCGAACAAGCGGTTGGTGGTTATGTATCTATCAACGCGGCTTCTTCTGATCAAGCATTAACAATTAGTAATGGTGCGGCGTCTGACGGACGAAACATGATTATCAAGTTAACAGGAACGTTGGCCGCGAACCGTAATGTGACTGTTCCTGATTCCATTGAAAAGATGTATCTCGTTGAAGATGCAACGACTCGAAGTTCTAGTCATTACACATTAACTTTTAAAACAGCATCTGGCACAGGTATTACAATGCCCGTCGGTTCCAAGATAGTAGTCTATTCAGACGGCACCAATATTAATTTAGTTAGTTTACAAAAGGGATATAACTCTCTTTCTAGTGCATACACAGCCGTGGATGGTGATCAATTAATTATTGATACTAGTTCTTCTGCTTTGACTATGACTCTTCCAGCATCTCCTGGTGTTGGTGATGAAGTTACTTTTATTGATGCCAAAGGAACCTTTGGCTCTAACAATCTTACCGTCGGTCGAAACAGTTCTAATATCAATGGCTCTGCTTCTGATTTAACAGTATCAACAAACGGAGCTGCTTTTACATTAGTTTTCTTAAACGCGACTCGCGGTTGGGCATACAAAGATAAAATTTAAGGAGGGTAAATGGCTCTCATTACCTTAGACTTTTTACCTGGGATAGACAAACAGGACACCACGAAAGGTGCCGAACGTCGATTTGTGGATTCTAATAATGTCCGCTTCCGTTATGGTCTACCAGAAAAAGTTGGAGGTTGGTCTTCTCTTCTACCAGACAAAATTGTCGGTGTTGTCCGAGCACAACATCCTTTCACAGATTTAGATGGCAATCGATATGTGGCCCTTGGTACAGATAAGTTTCTCTTATTGTACTTTGAAGGCCAGCTTTTTGATATAACACCAATAAAAAGTTCTCTGACATCATCGACAATGGCAACCGTTAATACTTCTACAACGGTAACAATTACAACAACATCTGCTCACGGAGCGTCGACCGGGGATATTGTACAATTAGATGCAGTGACTCTACCGAGTGGCACTGGACTTAGTGCTTCTAACTTTGAAGATAAAAAATTTGAAATAACATCTGTACCGTCAACGACGACTTTCACCATTACTTCTTCTGCAGCTGCAACCGCTACAATATCAACAGGTGGTTCAATGACTTGTAAAATGTATGAAGTTGTTGGTCCTCAAGAACAAACATATGGTTATGGTTGGGGTGTGGGCAACTGGGGTGGTACTGTTGACTCTGCTACAACCACAACAGTGAACGAAGCACTCGATGCAACCGAAACAACCATTACGTTAACTAGTGCTGCAGCTTTTCCTACTGCGGGTACGATTCAAGTAGATTCAGAATTAATTACTTATACTGGTAAATCAACAAATGATTTAACAGGTTGTACGAGAGGAGCTCTAGGCACGACTGCAGCGACTCATGATAACGGAGCAACTGCCACTGATGCCTCTGACTATAATGGTTGGGGTGTTGCAGTAGGTGCTTCTTTTGTTTCTTTGGAACCAGGACTCTGGTCTATAGATAACTTTGGTGAAGTTTTAGTAGCTACAATTGCAAACGGCAAAACCTTTACATGGAACGGTGGTGCTTCTGATGCAACATCAAATAGAGCTTCAACAAGTACATCTGGTTTTTCTACTTCTAATAATCCTACCGCAACAAGAGTTAGTTTGATATCACCTACCACAAGACATTTAATTCACTTTGGTACAGAAACAACTATAGGTACAGCAACAACACAAGACGATATGTTTATTCGTTTTTCTGATCAAGAGGATATTAATACTTTTATACCTTCTGCTATTAATGCAGCAGGTACACAACGATTGCAAGACGGAACTAAAATAGTTGGTTCTTTGAAAGCAAAAGAAACAATTTTGATATGGACCGACACTGCTTTGTATACCATGAAGTTTATTGGTGCACCTTTTACATTTGGTTTTGAACAAGTGGGTACCAACTGTGGTTTGATTGGTAAGAATGCAGCTGTCGAAATAGATGGTGTTGCGTATTGGATGAGCAACAATGGTTTTTTCTTATTCGATGGTACAGTTAAGTCACTGCCTTGTTCTGTTGAAGACTTTGTATATGATGATATTGACTTAACCAAAGGACAACAAATCACTGCGGGTGTAAACAATTTGTTTACAGAAATTGTTTGGTGGTACCCTGCATCTGGTCAAAGTTTTAATAATAGATTAGTAGCATACAATTATCTCGAATCTTTAGGATCACAAGTTCCTGGTGGTATCTGGTACACAAGCACCGAAGGCCGTACATCATGGATGGACTCTTCTATTTATCCTAAACCTTATGCAACTTCTTTTGCTTCTAGTGAAACAGGTACGTTTCCAGTCATTCAAGGAGATACAGGGTTAGGAGCAACAACGTATTTCGAACATGAAACAGGTGTTAATCAAGTTAATATTGACGGATCGAGCACCGCGATTAATGCTTTTGTACAGTCTTATGATTTTGATTTAGAAGGACAAGGCACAGAAGGAGAACAGTTTTTAGCTGTTCGACGATTTATTCCTGATTTTAAAGTTTTAGAGGGAACAGCCAAAGTAACGTTGGCCGTAAAAAGTTTTCCTTCTCAAGAAGAATCAACAACAGGTTTAAGTCCGTTTTCAATTACATCATCAACCACTAAAAAAGATACTCGAGCTCGTGGTCGATATGTCAATATCAAAATTGAAAACGATGACGTTGATCAAAACTGGCGATTTGGTACATTTAGTTTAGATGTGCAACCAGACGGGGGTAGATAATGGCAAAAATAAATGTTAAAATACCAGAACCGAAAGAAGATTACGATGTATCAAACCAAAAACAAATAAACAGAGCGATTGGTATTATTATTGAACAATTAAACTCTACTTATTTAGACGAACTAAAACAAGAAGCAGAACGTTATACATGGTTTAAATCTTCAGGAAGTACAAGTTAATGGCTAATATTTATAAAAACGCACAGTTTGATTTAACAAGCACTGATGTCACTGATATTTATACTGTACCATCAAACTCTCGAGCAATTATACAAAATATTCATGTTGCAAATGTAGGATCTTCAAATACAGAAATAAAAGCTTTTCTTTATGATAACTCAGCTACAACAGCTTTTCAGTTTGCAGAGCACACTGTAAATTCTGGTAATTCTCAAAGTATATCTGATGGATCAATTGTATTAGAAGAAAATGACAAGTTACAATTACAATCAGGTGGTGCTAATATATTTGAAGGCACTTGTGCAATATTAGAAATAAATAGAGATTAAGGAGGTAGTATGTCTTTTTTAGAACCTGGTGGAAAAGTATCGGTTGTTAAAGATGGTAAAACCGTTGAAGAAATTGATGTCGAAACAGAAGTTACTCTTATAAATACTAAAACTAGTAAAGAGTATAATTCAGATAAAGAAGCTGAAGATGATGTAAACGATGTCAACACAGATACAAAACAAGAAGATTTAAGTAGAACTGTCAAGATTAGAATAGCTAAAATGCC